CCCAGATTCGAGAATGCCAAACTCGATCTCGATCTAAAGCCCAGATGAAGCTTGACCCCTCAACAGCAATTCCTGTTTCTCAAGAGCTCCTAAAACCGTTCATTACCGAGTTCAAAGAAATAATGTCCAAATATTTGTACAAACCAATATTTTGTCATACCAGTAAAAACATGTTTGCTAAGTTTGCTAAACATATCGACGAACAAAGTTTTAATGTTAATAAATCATTTGTCGCGACAGTTAACGAACTTTTTAAGCAAGTTGAGTACTATGAGGACGTGTTGGGATTCCCAAGACACTTAATAACAAGTGTAGGTTGGAAATCCACGTATCTCAGTTGGTACTATGACATAATAATATTCTATGTCACAGATGACCAACATCTTGCCGCATGTCAACCGATAGAAAATATGGATGACAAATATTTGACATTATCCAAAGAACCTTTCACTAATTGGTATTTAGAAACTATTAAAAAACGAGAATTGAAGCAAAGAGACAAACAACAAATGAGCCAAAGAAAGGCGAGTTCGACCACCGAGAAGAGCCCCATAGGACAGGTCCATGCAAGTACACATGCCGTTCCGGACCAGCAACATTTGATTGTTCCCAAGTTATCTCCCATCGTCGAAGATGTGAGTAAGACTCAACACGATAGTAGTCTTCCCAAGTTATCTATTACCGAAGCAATGGATAAAGAGTCGAAACTACTATCGATCGATATGAGTCCTAAACCACTTCAACATATGACAGCGGATAAAGGGTTCGATTCAAATGTCTGTTCTACAGGAGTCCCTAAGAAATCTAACACATCTGGTGGTGCGTTGGATAAACCTAGACCCTCAACTGAAAAACACAAGGCCAGTCCTACTAAAAAGGTAACACCTGTTACTAAAGTCCACAAGGGATTGTTTAAGCCTCAAAGAACTGAAGCTAAGTCTATAGGTGTACCAAGAACAATTGGTGCCGCAATGAAGTTCGTTCTGGCTATACCATGCCGAACATCAGTTAGAGAAGCGATTGGAAAATTCAACCGATCTCAGTCTGCGTTAAAAGATAGAAGTAAGGATAGAAAAGTCATTATCAGTACATTTAATGCGTTGTTATTGTCTTACAGTTTCAATATACGTAATAGAGTATGGAAGGACGACAAAAGAACTGTCGGTTTGTACCGGTTTGTTAGAGATTTAATATTACAGCTGACCACAAGAGGAATGCCAGGGGTAGTCCAATGGGCTAAAGCGTTGTCACAAGATGCGGAGAAGGCTCTGCTGGGTGATACGATACCAACATTATGGAACCAGTATTACACTGGAATCCATAGAGGAATCCTACACTCGCAGCAGAGTTTAGCTCTCCTTGCGACTTTCGCTAGATCTATACCACCATTCTCAAACAAGAAAATGAGTTTGAGAGCATTCAAAAAGGCTGTGTCAGCTTGGACCAAACCCACTTCCAAATCACAAACTATTACACAAGATACTGAAAAGACTCGTCGTCTCAGAGATTTGCGGACCCGTAGAGTTTCTTTCCTACGCCATAAATCTGCCCATAATTATTATCATCCAAGTAGGATCTATCCTGATGGACACTTTCTGCATAGACTTGCAACGAAAGGCATCACAATAGATGAACTCCTAAGTGTGAGATATGGTAGATATCATATGGCATGTTTGAGGAAAGAATCGTACCTTAAGGATTTAAAAGAGTACGAGGAACTAGTAGAAATATATAATAAAAATATAGCACCTGCAAAAATAGAGACAATGATTCACAACGATATAGAGATACAAAGACTTGATAGAAAGATCTTACTGTCACAAGAAAAGGTTACTGTAAGAGACATAGATCAGGCAGATCTTGCGTCAATCGAAGCTTTCGTTCTAAAAACGTTTAAACAATTAAATACTAATAGCGCTAGCAGACAAATTCCGATAATGAAGTACAATTACTTATCGAACGCTGCGTGCTTCGAAAACTCACGTGCTAAAGGGGGTGGATATAAGTACCTATTCGACAAAATGAATGAGTATGTCGTACAGGCTCCTCGTAGGAGAGATCATTTGGGCCGATTAGTCGTGGACTTTACCGACAACAAACTCCATCCACTCTACCGATTCTGGAAAGATACATCAGAAGAGGAAATGTGGTCCCGTCTTATCAAAAACCTTAGGAAAGATCCAGCTAAGGCTAAGATAACGGTAATACCGGAGAAAGGTGGAAAGTTCAGAGTTGCCAATGTTACTGACATTGCGACTATCGCTCACTCTCAACCACTTGGTGATCAGGTAATTAAACTTTTGCAACGACATCCCGCCCTAAAGGGAGCTTATTCTGACGATCATACCTATAATGCTCAACGCCTTTTCGATAACAAACACAAAAATCTTGTTCGGAGATTCTACTCAACCGACATGAACCAATCTACAGACACGCTTGATAAGGACTGTATATACGCCGTAATACGTGGTCTTGCAAAAGCATTGAATTGGACTAGAGAACAGTTTAACGATGCGATTAGAACTGTAACACCCATGAATCTATATGATGAACACAATAAACTCATAGGACAGAACATAAATGGGACGCTACTCGGTATTCCGCTCTCTTTTGCAATACTTTGCTCAATCCACTTATGGTGCGTGGAAGGCATGTCAAAATCCGGTATACGAAGAACTGTTGTATACGGTGATGACATGGCCACTTATTGTACTAATGAGGACTGGCGAGCCTATCAAAATCGTTGTCTGAGTGTCGGGTTTACGCTAAATTTAACTAAAACTCATGTGAGTGATCTCGGTTTTACTTTTTGTGGTAAGATCTACAAAATCTTCGGTGAACATGTCCAATGGGTAAGGGCTTCTAAACTATCTATTGTAACTGGAGCTTCTGGTACTAAGAAGGATTGGCAAACTAAGTTAAGTCAAGTAGCACAAGCGAGTCATCTTGTGAAATCTTGGCAAGCATCGCGTCTAAAAGACAAATACATAACGTCTAATAGAAAGGTATACAATGTGTTCGCGAGAAATGGAATACCATTACAAGGAGAACTATGTAATGGCGGTCTTGGATTCAAAGGCAGGAGTACTTTGGCACAACGAAAGATCGCTGTTATGCGCGGTATCTCCATGGATCTAGACCCGTTCGCACACATATGGGACACCTATACGATGCCAAGCCATATGAAACACGCTTGTAAACAGGCTTATACTACTTTTAACAAAGAGCTTGATGTGCAACCTCGACATAGGGGAGAACCACTAAGTGAATTATTGCGTAGAAACATCAAGGATAACCCAATCTTCTATAAGAAAGGAAGCAACCATCATAAAATGAGGTACCAAGATGCGGTAAGTACTTATTTAGTAACTGCAGTACACAACGCCTCATTATCAGTAGATAAGTATAAATTTAAAGAACCTACAACAAAAGGTCCTACCCTTGTAGCTAGACAAATCCAAAAGAAGATAAAGTCTATGGTGAGTCTCTATAATATTGAATGTACTGAAAAAGGATCGTTACCACCGTCTCCTTCTCCGAGGTATGTAAGCAAAGCACTTAGCAACCTACGAAGAACTATCTGGCTAGACGGTGAGGTCGTCGAAGAAATACTCAATCGACTTCCTTCAAGGCACACGATCGATGACCATAAAGTGCCTAACTTCAAACTGGAGAATTATATCAGAAGAATTAATTCCCGAACTGACGGTTATTCCCGTACAGTCCACAGGGTGCTACGCATCAAAACGTAGGAC